CATGTTTAACAGAGATTATGATGAGTTGTGAATTCCGATGAAAAAAATTGAAATTAGTGACTGTATATGTCATGGTAAGGTTGAAAACCATTCTCTAATAAGAGATAAGATATTAAAAGAGATGTCTTATACTCAAGATGGTAGTTTAGATGCAAAGGATCTTTATTTCCATGATCGCATTTCAAAATTAGATTGGGATTACTGTAGAGATTTTAGTAGACCTTGGACAAAGATATTTGTACCTGAGTTTATTGAAACTGTTGAGCCAATGATTGCTAGTATGGGATATACTAGTATTCGTATAATTGATATGTGGTATCAGCAGTATATGGAAGGTGATACTCATGGATGGCATGTTCATGGACAACACTTTGCTGGTGTTTATTATCTTGAGTATCCTGAAGGATGTTCTAAGACTGAGATTTGTTCTCCTTTCAATTTAAAGGCAAAACAAATGGATACTGTTGAAGGAGATCTTATAATATTTCCTGCACATTACATTCATCGTGGATTACCCAACAGTGATATTAGGAAAACTATAATATCTTTTAACTTTGATATAATTTCTGCTGAAACCAATAATATACCTGTCTTACATATTGATAAGATAAAGAAAGCTAACCCAAATGCTTGGTTTCCGATTGACAAGAAGGACTAACTGTGCTAAATTACAGTACAGATACCAGGTGGTAATCATGACTGAGTTAAAGAGACCAAATCCTTATTATGCCAAGAACGCTAAAATCACTGAAGACACCACTGAGATATCCAGGAGGGAAGAGCAGAGCAGTAGTAAAGTTGTTGCAGTTCCTCCCAGACCTTTCAAAGGTAAGAGAGTTTAGAGAACCCTTCCTAGGTGGTGGGTCTGTCTCACTAGAAATTACAAAGCGATATCCAAACGTAGAGATCTGGGTCAATGACCTGTATGAGCCTCTGTATAATTTCTGGTGTGAGTTGCAGCATAGTGGTCAGGATCTTCAAGATGCTATTTGGTCTAAGAAGAATAAGTATCCTGACCGTGATACTGCAAGAACTTTATTTAATGAATCTAAAAAAATTATTAATGATAAGGAAGAATCAAATTTTGTTAAGGCCTGCGCTTTTTATATCGTTAATAAGTGTTCCTTTAGTGGTCTTACTGAGTCTAGTTCCTTCTCGCCACAAGCATCAGAATCTAACTTCTCCTTTGCAGGAATTGATCGCCTTTCAGAATATTCAGAATTAATTCAGAATTGGACAATAACAAATCTTTCTTATGAAAGAATGTTAACAGATGAGAAGGATGTATTCACTTACTTAGATCCACCATATGATATCAAAGACAATCTCTATGGTAGAAAGGGTGGTATGCATAAGGGATTTGATCATGATGCCTTTGCTAATTGGTGTGACGGTTATACTAGTCCTATGTTAATATCTTATAACTCTAACCAAATTGTGAAGGATCGCTTCAAGGAGTGGACAGTTGGGGAATTTGCACATACATACACCATGCGCTCTGTAGGGTGCTATAATACAGATCAGGCAACGAGGAAGGAACTAGTCCTTTTGAATTATGAAATGTGATGTAAAACTTTACGTAGCAGGTCAAGTCTTTACCGAGACTGTTCGTGCTCGTAACTATCAGGAGGCACGTGAGGTGGCTCTTGCAAGAAACCCAAACGCTAAGGTGATTGGTGTTAACGCTAATTTTAAGGACTGATGGGTATTGATACACAGGGCATGGGTGCTCCTCTTACACCAGAGGAGGCAGATAAACTCAAGTTAAAACCTCAAGTATATAAACCGATGATGGTAAAACCTCAACGGTTATTTACTGAAACTTATGTTAAGGAGATGAAAATTCTTATTAACGAAGTGCTTGATGAACGTGAGTACAAAAAGAAATTGGAGGGACCATATGACAACCCTGATCCATTACCCCAGTCATACTTTGATCTCACGGGCCGTGAATATCCCGTGGAATAAAATGAGACTCGGTGTCATGTGTTCTGGTAACGGAACAAACTTTGAGAATATCGTTCGTGTTTGTAGTCACCATGAAGTTGTGTTAATGATATACAACAAAAAAGATTGTGGTGCTTTTAGAAGAGCACGTAAGTTTGGCATTCAGTCTTGTTACGTAAGTCATAAAGATGAGGATCAGATGATTCAATTGTTTGAATCTTGGAGAGTTGATCTTATAGTTCTTGCAGGATATATGAGAGTCATTAAGAATCCTTCTTCATTTCCTTGTCCTATTATAAATGTTCATCCATCATTACTTCCTAAGTATAAAGGATTGAGTGCTGTGGAGCAAGCATTAGATAGTGGAGATAAGGTTAGTGGATGTTCAGTTCATTATGTTAACGAAGAATTAGATGGTGGTGAAGTTATTATGCAAGCAGAAGTTCCTATTCTACCTGAGGATAATGTTAAATCATTAACAAAGGCCATTCAAAGAAAGGAGTATGCTATACTACCAGCAGTTATAAATCAATTAGCAGAACAAAAAGTATCATGAAAGCAAAGAAAGCATTAAGAAAAGCATTGAAGCAGCCTTGGCTCTATAATGAAGAAGAACTTGAAAGATTACGGGGTGCATTGAAACAAGCGGAAGACATGGGTGTTCAAGAACTTTGGCATCGCCGTACTACTCTTGGGTTTTCCAATAAGCCTGAACAATTGAATGGTTAAATTATTGAGGATATGGAAGTATGCCTTGGGAAGTTTCTCGGATCATACAACTACAGAGTATGATAATGCGGTATGTGCTGTTCGCAGTACTATTTTCATTACTTACCTTGTCACTAATTGTTTTATTACTGCTGGCGTGATACGCCATTGGAATGATGTACCAACTGAAAGATTACCTTTACTCAATCAATCAGTCCAAGAAGAATATATTGGATGATGATCAGGATGCTGCTAAGAAGTATCCTGCTTATGTTGTGAATAGATGCTTGTCATCCTTTACTGACACTGTATTGTATGCTAATGAGATGAATAAAAATTCTCATTTGCCAACTAAGATGCAATACGATTTTTTACTAAATAGTGTGAAACCAAGGAAAAGATTTTCTCCTTGGGCTAGGAAAGATTCTATTGATTATCTTGACGTAGTTAAAGAGTATTATGGTTATAATGATGATAAGGCTCTCCAAGCACTAAGGATTCTCACCAAGGATCAACTAGATAAAATTACATATCTATTGAGAAAAGGTGGTAACAATGGCAAGCGAAGTTGAAATTCAGTGGAAACAATCTGACATGGTTGAGGTCACACTGGGTGAACCTGATGATTTCCTAAAGGTGAGAGAGACACTAACACGTATTGGTGTGGCCTCTAGGAAAGAGAAGAAGATATATCAATCATGTCATATCTTACATAAGCAAGGGAAGTATTACATCGTACATTTTAAGGAACTCTTCGCTCTTGATGGAAAGAATACAAATTTTTCAACCAATGATCTCCAGAGAAGGAATAGGATAGCAAAACTCCTATCTGATTGGGGATTGATTGGTATAGTTAATGAGACTCAAGTAGAAGACCTTGCACCTTTAAATCAAATCAAAGTGTTAAGTTTTAAGGATAAAAGTGAATGGACACTAGAATCTAAGTATAATATTGGCAGAAAGAAGCAGGAAACCGAATAAAATATTTCGGTTTACCGCTTGACATTTTAGTCCACCACTGCTTAAATAGTAGTGTGATGCTTAACGGGTCACATAAACTACAGTCGCTTTACGGAGGACACAACAATGGTCACATTTGACTGGGATACCTATACCCCTTATATGTTAGGATTTGAAAATGACATCAAAAGACTCACCAGACTTGAAGCTCTTGCTGGAGGTGGAACAAGTTATCCACCTTATAACATTAGTTCTGGACCAGATAACAGAACCACTTTGGAAGTCGCTCTTGCTGGATTTTCAAGATCAGATATTGAAGTCTCAACAGAAGAGAACCTCTTAACAGTATCAGCATATCCAGAGACTAAAGACGAACCAAAGTATGCTCATAAAGGAATCGCTTCTAGATCCTTTGCAAAGACATGGCAACTGGGTGATGATATAGAAGTTAAGACAGTGGACTACAAAGATGGTCTACTCACAGTGGTACTAGAAAAGTTTGTACCAGAGGAGAAGCAGAAAAAGATTTGGTTTTCTGAGAAAAAAAGCTTGACAGCCTCTTGAAGAGGTGATATACTATTTACATAAGTGAGATTTTTTTATGACAGTGACAGGACAAAGTGCTGCGATATACGTATCACAATATTGGGACGCAGAGGCCTGTGTCCCAGAGAATTGGAAATATGTTCCCTCAACATATGGTGTTAAAGGTGCCCATTTAGTAGGAACACCTGCTATGAAACTTTGGAGTGAACTTCAAGGTAATTGGGATAATCCTGGTAGAAGGGGAGGTATTGATTTCGGTAAGTGTGGAGAGATTAAGGAAGATATTGAGGAGTTTGGTATCAATACAGCAGAAGGAAGTATGATCTATTGGGAGGCAAAAACTGACAATAAGATTAATGCATTCCATAGAGAGACTGTTTCTGCTGATCTAGACATTGCTGGATGGATGGGTCAGGCAGTAAGGTTTGATGATGAAGTAGCAAGAATTAGATTTGCTTGTAAGTCAAACAATCGTAAGGACTTAGTACATAACAATTCTTCACCAGAAGATGTTGAAACATCTGTACGTGATGTTACAAGTATACTTGGAACTTATACATCTGCTGCTGTTAAAGCAGAAGTTAATGATCTTGGAGCACATCTTTCTCCTACAACAAGAGATAAGATTGTTAAGGCAATCATTACTGATTATACATATGATGATAAGATGGAGCAGGTGGATCGTTATACTGCTCATAATGCTGCTTCAGTACCCAATCTTTTAGAAACTAAGATTGTGGATCCTTGGGTTTCTGATTACTGGAAGAATGATGAAGAGAAAACTCTTGCAGTTCATATGGTAAACTTTGAAGCTCGTATTGGATCTGTTCTTAGTTCTGCTAGAGATGCTATTCGTCAGGATGTTCCTTTGAGTTTTGTTTTTTCTGTGGGTATACCTAAAGGAAAAGAGACTCTTCAATCTAAGAGACAGAAAGTTTGGACAACATTCATTGCTGGTCTAGAAGAAAGGCTTTTGGTAGTGGGTGATCATACTGATCGTTGGCGTGGACAATTCCCTTGGAACCATCCAGATGCAGAACATCGGTTTGTACCACAAGCAAAAGGTGAAGATAAGGAAACATTAATCAAAATCCCAAATCGTGAGTTTAACTAATGACTGAGACACCACAACAGCCTCCAGTAACCATTGAACATAATATTCGTGTTGTTCATTTGACAACAGGAGAACATATTGTCTGTAATTTTGGACAGATTAGAGAAGAAGATAAGTTTGTTGCATATCAATTCTTATATCCTTTGACTTTATCATTATCTGAAGGTGAAAATGACACCTTTAACGTAACATATCGTAGGTGGAATCCGTTTACTCCTTATGAGGATCATCGTGTTAATCCACAGCATGTTGTGGCTGCAATGCCACCTGCCGAGGATATCCTTAGGAATTATGTGGCTAAATTAGATGAGGCAGGTATTGATTTATCATTCTTGCCAAACAAAGGAAACGATATCTTAGGAAGAACAGATGGAGAATCAACCCAAGAACCTACAAGTGCTGCTACTGAAGGACCAGTGGCTACTAGCGAAGGTGGAGGAGATTGAAGGAGTAGAGTTGGGTGATCCAGACTGCATCCTTAGAGAACCATTAGCAATAGATGGTGTCAATCTTAAAGATTGGTTACCATTTGCTGATGTTAAGGAGACAGTGATCAGATCTTCTGATATACTAACCTTCTTAGAACCTGGCAAGGAATTACTTGCTA